GAAGCTGCGATTGTAAAAGTGCATGGATTGAAGTCAAGGAACGAACATATTAAACAAGGCGTTGCAACTGAAATACTTGACAGGGGAATTGGAAAAGTGACTGACAAGGTAGACGTAACCAGCGGGGGGGAGAAAATAGAAGCGGTCAAGATCATTGAAGTTATAAAATCAAATGACGAAACTGTTTGAAATAAACAATGGAAAGTTGACCGCCAATTTACACCCCGGGCAAACAAAGGCGTGGGACAGTAAGGCTAGGTTTACGTGGATTATAGCCGGAACGCAGTCGGGAAAAACATCATTCGAGCCATTATGGTTAGACCGTGAAATTAAGAACTGTGGTGATGGTGATTATCTCGCGGTAACAGCAACCTATGATTTATTTAAACTGAAGTTCTTACCTGAAATGAAAAGTTATTTTTGTGATTTATTTAATTGGCAGTATGCAGCGAGTGAAAAAGTAATATGGAAAAACGAAGGTGCACAAAAGTATAGGATTATTCTACGATCTGCTAATGCTGAGGGGGGGCTTGAGTCCGCTACTGGAAAAGCTGCTTTGCTGGACGAATGCGGGCAGGATGAGTTTGGACTTGGGGCGTGGGAAGCTGTTCAAAGACGGTTGTCATTATCGCAGGGAAGGGTACTTGGTGGAACGACGCCATATAATTTAGGGTGGTTAAAAACAGAGGTATTTGATAGGTGGAGAGGCGGAGACAAGAATCACCAGGTTATTCAATTTTCATCTATTATGAACCCTGCTTTTCCTGTTGAAGAATACAATCGAGCTAAAGCTACGCTCCCGGCGTGGAAGTTTGAAATGTTTTACAACGGTAACTTCTCAAGACCCGCTGGGTTGATTTATGGGGACTTGACAGACAATCATTACATCAAACCGTTTGCAATTCCCGCATCATGGCCACGTTATATAGGGATAGACCCCGGTCCTAACAATACTGCGGTTATATGGATTGCAAAGAATCCAGAGACAAAGTGTTATTATTTATACAGAGAATATCTTGATGGCGATAAAACCACGCATGAACACGCGAACGCTATCAAGTTATTAAGTTATAATGAAAACATACATCATTGGGCTTTAGGGCAAAAGTCTGAAAAGCAATACAGATTAGATTGGCAAAATGAAGGGCTCCCGGTAAACGAACCTAATATAACAGATGTTGATGCAGGAATAGATCGAGTAATAGCATTAATCAAAAGTAAGACGTTTTACATATTTGACAATCTTAAGGGATGTAAAGATCAATTTGGAACTTATTCAAGGAAACTGGATGATACTGGACAACCAACGACTGACATCAAAGACAAAGAGAAGTTCCATTATCTTGACGCTGTAAGATATTGTGTGATTGGGTTCGATGATACATGGTCAGTAATATAAGAGGTGATTTATGGCTAATAAATTTAACATCCGGGTAATAAATGGCAACAAGGCAGTCACCTTATGGGGTGAGCAGGGGTGGGACGCTCTCGGTGGTGGTACAAAAGAAAAAGACGGATCGGTTACGGCGCTCGCTTCAAGAGTCTCAATAGTTTTCAGGGGGATGACAATTAGAGCAAACGCCGTAGCTTCTATTCCCTTTGATATGGTTGATCTTGAAGGGAATATCATAGACACGATGGATGATTGGCAAAACGAGTGCGGGTTCCTGCCTAATCCAGAATCATTGTTTTGGTTACTTGAGGCTGCGTGGACTCTTTACGGAAGAGCTTATTTACATAACACCTCTAATGTTTATGGGTTGAACCGTAAAGTTAAATACTTAGCCCCAGAGTCTGTTTTATATGATGCCGAAAAGCAACTTTTTATCAGGAATAACATATCATTTCCGAGAGCTATTGATGAAAAAGGAAAGCCGACTCCAGGTGAAAGTATTGTAAGCCTATGGATGCCTGACCCGGACGTTGAAGTTGGCCCGCCGTTGAAAAGTCCCGGAAAGGCTGCCCTTCATGCTATGGGTGTTCTTTTCAATCTTGACCAATCAAGCCTTTCGTTTTTCAAGAACGGAATGTTACATACTTTCATGTTCAAAGTGGGCGCGGGGGTACAAGAGACGGATGTTCAACTCCTAGAAGAAAAAGTTAATCATAAATTAAGGGGCGTTTGGAACGCATTCAAAGCACTATGGTTAAAGACTGACAAATTCGAACCGGTTGATATTGGTGGCGGTCTGGATTGGCTATCTAATGTACCTCTCACAAAAGAAAAACGAGAGGACATTGCTATCTCTTTGGGTATTCCAATGTCGATGTTATTTACAGAATCAGCGGCTGGGTTAGGCGGTGGTGGAGTAGCGGACTCGGACGATAAAAAACTTTATTTAATGACCGCGCTTCCAGATTGGAAAAACATAGCCAGGCAGTTGAACGAACAGATATTTATTCCATTAGGGTATAGGTTGGTTGATCGACACCAAAAATTAGACGTGTTCAAGAAGAATGAGTCTGCGCTTGGAGATACACTTACAAAATATGTTACCGCGTTTAATACTAATCCTGAAATAGCGGTTGAAATGTGTGACATTTTGGGGATCGCATTAACGGATGAACAAAAAGCAAAGTTAAAGACAATTGAAAAAAAGAAACCAGAACCTACTCAATTTGAACAAGTAAATCAACCAAAACAATTACCGGCTCCCATTGAAGAGGTTAAGATCGTTGACATTGAATACAATAAAGAACTTCAGAGGTATCAACGAAAAGCACTAAAAAAGATTGGTCAAGCCGTAGAGTTTGAAAGTGAGATAATCCCTCTTGACGTATTACATGGCATAAAAGAAGGGTTGGTATCTTGTCAGTCAGAGGATGCGATAAAATCTCTCTTTGCAACAAAGGGGGTAATGAAATCAAGGGATATTGACAGAATTAATAACGACGCTATCTTGAAACTAGCAGAATCAATTGACAAGGCTATTGAAAAAGTAAGATAGGAGAGATATGAAAACCTGTAGTGTTTGTGGAAAAGAAGTAGAAATGAAAAACAAACTGTTTTCTGCAATGGGATTAAAGATAATCGCTGTTATTGATGAGTCGTTATCTAAAGAAGAGGTTAGTTTTTTAAATAAACAATTTGGTGCTTATGATATTAATAAAGAATATAACATCTGCTATGAATGCTGGCTGCGATCACTAGGAGTAAAGCCGGATAGTGAATAAATCAATCCTGCTATCTATCTGTGATGCAATACCGGTCTTATGGCACCACGTATCCATAAAGACTCTTGAAATGTTTGACCGCCAATTATGGTCATACTCTTTGGAGTTTTTCAGGGGCGAAATATCGGACGATCAATTTGAGGCTGATTTTATCGCAGCTATTGAGAATCAACTTACAAGGGCGTGGAATGAGGGTGCTGATGAAGTTGGTGTATTGCCTGAAGAAATGACTGCCGATGACCTTGCTATATTAGAGGGAATTATAAATGATGAAATAGGTTATCTAACTGGTTTAGCGGTTGATATAATCGACATAAAAGAAGACGGTGCAAGCATTGAAGAGTTTCGATCAAAATTCAGACCGCGCATTGACATTTGGGCTTCGAAGTATAATGAGGTAAAAATAAAATCATCTATGCACTTCAATGGCAAGGTTCGTAGAAAATGGGTTTTAGGCGCAACAGAAAAACACTGTCCATCATGCAGTGCACTTAATGGGATCGTAGCCTTTGCTTATGAGTGGGAACAAGCCGGAATAACCCCCGGAGAATCAGGGTCTAGCGTTTTATCCTGTGGCGGATGGAACTGTGATTGTAAGTTGCCTGAGACAGACGAGCGCAGATCACCTAACGCTTTTCAAAGATTGTTGGATATTGCAACTATGGGTAATGTATAAAATGTCAAACTCACTAATAGGTATCGACATTCAAGGGATAGAAACTATCCAGAACAGATTAAACAAACTACCTGGACTTGCTAAAGACATGGGTGTCGAAGCTGCTAATGAGTACATTGTAAATTTAATGCAAGTACAACCACCCGTGCCAAATAAACCTTTTGTATGGTCAAGCGATAAACAACGCAGGTACGTAATGGCTAAAATATCGAAGGGCGGGTATACCGGAAGGACGCAGGAATTAAGGAACGCATGGAAAACAGTAGGGAACGGATATCAACAGATGGTTGTCAACGAAACCCCTTATGCCGATTATGTACAAGGGGATAACCAGATTATCGGACACAAAACAAACAACTGGCAAACGATTTCGAGTAACCTGAAAAACAAGGGCAAGGACATTTTAAAGAGGTTTGATGCTGGGGTGAAAAAAGCACTTAAGAAACTAAAGTTAAATTGACGTATAATAAAAAGAAAAGGATAAACTATGACCGCTCAAGTAGTAACAATTACAGAATCAAATAATGCACAAAGCGCACTCAAAAAGATCGTATGGGATTGGGCTTGTACCGATGGTGGTATCGTAACAGGATCGGTAACTACTTCAAAGTATACCGGACAGGTTGTTAGATTGATTACAAACCCGGATGCTTCAACCGATAACCCCACAGATAATTATACTGTCCAGGTTCTGGATTCTGACAGTGCCGATGTTCTTATGGGTTCCGGCGCTAGCAGGGATACTGCAGACACAGAACAGGTACTAGCTTCGTCTTTGGGCTATGTCTATGATAGCACGTTGACCCTTGAAATTACCGCGGCTGGCGATGCGAAAAAGGGATTGGTAATATTGTATATTCTGCAACAATAGAGTCATTTTAGGAGAGAAAATGAGCAGACAAAAAGGAACGCCAAATAGGAAACGTGAACAACTTGACGTATTGTCACACAGTGAAGCAGATATATTTATTCCTGGTGAACTTGTTGAGTTGCCAGAAAATAAAACCAAAGAAGTATTGTTGATGATCGTTGACGCTCTATACGAAAAAGATGGCAATGCAAAACTATGGGGTGAGATTCGTAAAGAGGTTGAAAAACTATGAGTTTCCAGATAGATGATGAAATAGATGGGAGCCCAAATGAATCACAGTCGCATTATCTAAGTCTAGTGGGCAGCATAACTAATCTATCGCTATGTTCTGCAACCTGTGCCTATGATTTACCAATGACAAATTACAAAAAATCCCAAGCAGCAGAATTGTTGCATGTCTGTAATTGGTGTGGCACAAAATCTAGTGACACTGATTCTCGCGGCAATTGTATTGCTTGCGGGCATCCATTTTAACAATACTTGTAATTAGTAAAAACGTGGTACAATATTCTTAATTGAATAACTTATGTGTAGGTAGGTTGACTGGTGAAGTAACCGAAGCCACATAAGAGACACCAGAGGCTAGTGATAGCGGTGTAGTTCGTAGGCTTTATCCTACTTGCTACGCCGTTTTTGTTTAAGGAGCTACTATGGCTGATGAAAATGATGGTTTGAAAATTGGAGCAACTATCAGTAAAGATACAAAAGGTAAGTTGTCAAAACTAAAGGAAATGTCTCAAGCAATCGCAGCGATGATCGACGAAATGACCCCGATCGATCCAGAAGACACAATTAAGTTACTTGAAATAAGTGATACTGTTGTAACCTATGGTGGCGCGGTAAAAGCCACTACGCTTGAAAATGGTGACGTAAAGCTCGGTGGATATTTAGTTACCTTTGCAGACGAAAACAACCCTGATTTGGAGGGTGACTTCTTTACTAAAAACACTGACTTCGGGGATGCAGAAAAATCAGACGGGTGGTTCCATCATTGTATGCCTTTGAAATATGGAGGGAAATCTCTAAAATATACTGGACAATTACCAGATGTTACGTTAACTAAAGATGATACCGGGGTATTTGCTGAAATCGTTTTAGGGTCAAGGAATAAATACGAAAAACTTTTAGCAGACCTCGGAATGGCTGGTATTTTGGGTTGGTCTAGTGGAACCGCTCCTAATCTTATTACTGAAAAAGCACATAAGAATGGATCGAACGAGATCACGCGCTGGAAACTTGGATTAGACGCTTCACTCACTCCAACGCCAGCCGAGCCGATGAACAGGGTAATCCCGCTTAAATCAATAAGCGATAATTTTGCAGAATTAGTTGACGAGTCAGAGACCGCGCAAACGGTGACAACCAGCGAACCTGCTCCAACAAAATCTATCAAGGAGTTAGATATGACACCCGAAGAAATTCAAGCAATGATCGACGGAGCCGTTGAAAAGGCTACCAAAGCAACCGAAAGTAAAGTTTTGGAAGCCATGAAATCCGCTCCCGCGCCTGACTCAACTGGAACTCCGGTTATTACCGTGACCCATGATGAAGGCGATACACCGTTTGCAAACCTTGCCGAACAGGTAAAAGCCGCTCGTACTTGTCAGTTTGCAAAGGGACGAGACGTTCAAATTCACCCACGTATCAAAGCCCTTGCTGTAAAAGCTAGTGGAGCTTACGAGGGTGAACCTGCCAGTGGTGGTTATCTTTTGGAACCGACCATTACTTCAGAAATTCTAAAGCCCATGCACGAAAAGGGCGTGTTCTCAAGTAAGGTTCGTAGACTTCCCGTTGGAAGTAACTCTAATTCTGGTTACATCAACGGCGTAAACGAAACTTCACGTGCAGACGGATCTCGTTGGGGTGGAGTTCAATCTTATTGGTTAGCTGAGGCTGCGACCATTACTGCTTCACGTCCAAAATTCCGCCGGATCAATTGGGAACTGAAAAAGATCGCAGTTCTCATGTATGCAACCGACGAACTTTTAGCTGATTCCGCTCAATTCTCAGCCGTTGCTAAACAGGCAGCCAGTGAAGAGATCGACTTCAAAGTTAACGACGCTATTTTGAATGGTCTTGGAGTTGGCGGGCCTTTAGGCATCTTGACTTCAGCGGCTGTTGCAATTGAAGCGCGCGATACCGCATCAATGGTTTTACACGTTGACATGCTCAATGCCTGGGCACGTCTCTTGCCTCGAAACCGCGCTAATGCTGAGTGGTATGTTACAACCGGGGTAGAAACTCAATTGCAACAGTTGTATTTCACCGGGACAACCTCTGTAATGTCTCCATATGTAACGTATGGTCAAGATGGCATTATGCGGGTAATGGGTAAAAAGGTTAATGTAACTGAATTTAACCAGGCGCTAAACACTAAAGGTGATCTGCTTTTAGCAGACATGAGCGAATACCTGTTCTGGGAAAAAGCCGGAGTTGATTCTGCTGTGTCAATGCACATTGCATTTGATACCGACGAAACCGCATTCCGCTTTATCTATCGCTGTGACGGTCAACCTTCAATTGCTGCACCCCTCACACCTTACAAGGGTTCTGCCACTCAAGGCCCGTTTGTGTCCTTTGGTTCCGCCACTGCAACTTCATAATCTTATAAGGCTAGTCCGGGGGGCGGCAAGTCCCCCCGGACAATAGAAAAGGAGTAACACAATGATTAACCGTTTTGGACAATTGGATCATCTTTTACCTGTTTTGTCGCCCGCCGATATTTCAACCTCAGATACTAACACCGTGTTGGTTAATTTGTCGGGTGCTCATCGATGTACTTTTGAGGTGAGTTTAGGAACAGTGACTTGTGCATCAACCACTACGCCTATATTTACTGTTTTGGCTGCGACAAGTGCTGCTACTACGACCGCGACCGCTATCGCTTTTAAGTATCGTAAATCAGGGATCGTTGGGGTGGATACTTATGAGGAAGTTGCTGATGCTACCTCTAGTGGACTAACTATCACCAAAGACACTGATGTTGACAAGGTTATTTTGATTGACGTGGATCCGGCCGTCGTGGCCGCTGCGAAAGCTGATTGTCGGTGGGTGTACGTGCACATTGATACCGCAGCTACGATCTCTGCTCTTGAAGTTGGTGTTAATGCCCGCGTAGAACCTCGTTACATCGCAGCCACACCTGAATCTGCAACCTAAGATTAATTAACCAAAGGGGCGGGATAAACCCCGCCCCTTTAAAGGATGGTTGCTATGAAATTCTTTGACTTCTTAAATCTGTCTAATATTTTGCGTATCCACAATGGAAGCGTTGAAATTGCAGACATTGATTTCAATAATGGTACTATTGATTTCCGCGCTGCCACAAAAATTAAAGGAATTAGCATTGATACCAGTGGAAATCTAACCATGCCGGACGGTACATTCTTAAAAGAATCTTATGCTGTTTTGGCTGCTACTGGAAATAGTGCCGCCACTGCCGCAGTTATTGCAGATCAACAAGTTGCCGTAACCGGCGCGAACAACACAACCGCTGTTGCATTACCTGCTGCATCAATCGGACTGCCTATCAGGGTTATCAATACATCGGATACCTACTCATTGCCTGTTTACCCTGTAAGTGGTGGTAATGATAATATCAACGGTGGAGCCGAGGACGCTGCATTTACTATTGGCCCAGGACGTGAAGCGTGGTTTATCGCTACGTCTGCAACTCAATGGTATTGTCAAGACGTTGCTGCGGCAACCCCGTCAAAAACAGAGATCAACACCCTCAAGGGTGTAACAGCGACTGCTGCTGAAATTAACAAGGTTGATGCCGATACTGCCGGAGGTTTGAATCAGACGAGCACGGCTTGTACCCTGCACAATCATACTTTGGCAGTTGGTGCTACGGATGTTACAGCTACCTACACTGAATTAAATTATCTTGATATTACCACTTTAGGAACTGGCGCTGCGAGTAAGGCGGTTGTTCTTGATGCTAACGGTGATTACGTATTTCCAAATACAAGTACAATTTCATTCGCTGGAGCCGGGTCGGTTTCTGCTTTTAGGATTGGCAACTGGAAAGCCGCGCAAGCCTCTGGTAATGCCGTCTTATTT